GCGGAGAAGACGACCACGGGGGCGAGCTGGCAGAGGTCGCGCACGAAGCCGGGCCCGCGGTTCGGCGGTAGGTGCTCGGCCACTTCAAGGGAGAGCGCGAGATCGAAGCGGCCGGCGAGATGCTCGGGGAGCGGGCGGGCGAGGTCGTGCGGGACGAAGCGATCGCCGAGGGTCGAGGTCTGGACGTAGCTCCCGTCGAGGCCGATCACTTCGGCGCCGAGCGCGGCGAAGGCGTCGAGCCAGTGTCCCTCCCCACAGCCGACGTCGATCACGCGGGCGGGCTTCACGAGGTCGAAGAGGCGGGGCACCACGGCGGCCGCGCTGGCGATCGTGCCGGAGCGGATCACGTCGTAGAACGTGCGGGAGTAGTCGGCGGCCATCAGTACCCGGTCCCAGCGCGAGTGTTGCCGATGTGGTGGACCCACTCGCCGGAGCTGCGCGAGCCGAAGTAGGCGGACCGGGCGGCCGGGTCGGAGAAGACGTCGGCGGCGAAGCGTCCCTCGGAGTGAGGGCCGTCGGGCCACTCGTGCTCCTCGATGAGCTGTCGCCGGTAGAGGCTGGGGTTCGTGGTGAAGAAGCGGCGGTGGGTGAGCCACTGCGCGCCGATCGCCGGTTCGTCGTGGTCCTCGAAGTCCTCGGGCGCGACCTCGACCACTCCGCCGGCCGCGACCTCGGCGGCGTTCCACGCCTGGCGGCGAAGAGCGACCTGCAGGATCTCCGGATGGTGGATCAGAATCGCGGCGAGGTCGGGAAGCTCGACGAGGCGGCCGAACGTGAAGTCGTCCTCGAGATGGAAGACAAAGTCGGCGGCGCTGTTCTGGCGGAGATGGTTCCACGCCGAGCGGATCGCGCCTCCGAAGCCGGAGCGGCCCGGCGTGCTCACCACGTTGTAGCCGGGGAAGACTCGGCGGAGCTTCTCGGCGTGCCGAGGGTCGCCGGAGTCGTCGTGGATCCATCGCTCGGAGACGTTGCCTGAGGCGAAGGCCTCGAAGCTGGGGATGCTCTCGAAGATGTGGTCTCGTCCGTCGGTCATCACGAGGAGGGCGATCATCGGGGGGCCTTTCGTTGTCGGAGCCACGCGGCGTGACTGCGGAGGATCTCGCGGTGGAGGGAGTGCGGCCGGTCGACCGTGCTGTTCCGGCCGGCGGGGTTCACGGTCACACGGTAGACGGCGGCGGGGACGTGCTCGATCGTGGCGCCGAGGAGCCACGCTCGGCGGAAGAGCGACCAGTCCTCCCACGCTCGCTCCGGCCAGAATCGGCCGGCCTCCTCGAAGAGCTCGCGGCGGATCATGGTCCCGACCACGCACGGGTTCATGGTCGAGATGTTGCGGCGGTCGAGCACGAGCGGCGGAGGATCCGGCGCGCCCGGCACCACGTAGCGGACGGCGGGAGCTCGGAGATCGCCGGCGGCGCCGAGGAGCGCGGCGAGGTAGCCGGGTTCGAGCTGGTCGTCGGCGTCGAGGAAGACGAGCCACTCCGAGGACGTGCGGGCGGCGCCGGCGTTGCGCGCCTGGTGGAGCGTCGGGCCGTGCTCGAGGACGAGCTCCGTCGGGCGCTCGGCCTCGGCGGAGGGCGCGGCGATCGTGCGCGCCAGCTGCGACCATCGCTCCTCCCCGAAGGTGGCGACGATCACCGCGACAGACTGGTCGCCCATAGTCCGCGGCGGCGGAGGTAGACGCGGCGCCCGGCCTCCATGCGCCGGCGCTGGCCGTTGTAGAGGGCGTCCCGCTGCGCCTTCCCCCACGAGGGGTGAAGGTGCTCGACCACGGAGTCGCCGGCGAAGGTCCACGCGCCTCGCGCCTTCGCGGTCTCGACGAGCTCGTCGTCGACGAACTCGTGCGGGTATCCCTCGTGGAGGATCTTCCCGGGCTCGTCGATCGTGCCGAGCTCGTCGGCGTAGCGGCGCCGGATCATGCAGTGCGTCGAGTGCTGGCCGGAGCGAGCTCGATCGGTCGGGGCGAGGTCCTGCGTCCCGACCACTCCGATCGCCGGATCCGAGAAGGGGGCCAGCGCGGCCTCGAGCCACCCGGGGTGGAAGTCGAGGTCGTCGGCGGCGAGGAAGAGGAACGGGGTCGAGCTCTGGCGGTACGCGTGGTTGACCTTCTTCGCGTAGTCGCCGACGTCGTTCGGTGCGAGCACGTGCAGCACGATCGCCGGGTCGTCCTCGGCGAGGCGGAGGATCTCGGCGATCATCGGAGAGTCGCCGGCGGTGGCGACGAAGTCGATCCGATGGAGCTCGGGCGTGGCGGCCGAGAGCGACGAGAGGAACGGCGCCACCCGGTGAGGACGGCGAAGGACGGGGACGATCACGGCCACTTGGGCCACGGCGTCCCCGTCCTTCGGCATGTCTGTAGCTTCGGCCTCGAGGTCAGCTTGCGCCGACGGGTTCGAGCGAGGCGAAGGGGTAGCGGGTCCCCTCGTCCTCGTTCACGAGGTTGATCGGGTTCGGCAGTGCCCAACCCACCCGGAAGACGACTCGGAGGGCCGAGGCGTCCTGCTGCGGGAGGTTGATCACGATGTTGTTGTTGCTGTCGGTGATGACGCCTTCGGTGATGACCTTGTAGGTCAAGTCCTGGCGCACGCTCCACACGAGCTGCGACCAGTCGCCGGAGATGAGGAGCGAGCGGGCCGGATCCATCGCGCCGTTGCGGGGGAACATGAGCTGCTCCCCGTCGAGGGCGTAGGTCGTCGGGCCGTCGGCCATCTTCGCCGAAGTGAAGATGGGCTGGCCGGTGGCGTTGCCGTCGACGTCCTTCTCGCGGAGGCCGCGGAGCTTCGCCCGGAGGCGGAGCGCGGCGACGTGGCCGTTCGGGAAGTAGCCGTCCTCCTCGATGAGCGAGAGGACTCCGCCTTCGCCCATGATGTCGTCGTACAGGTCGCCGACGTCTCCGAGCGTCACCCGGTGGCCGGCCTCCTCGATCCCGATGGAGAGCGGATCGGGCCACGAGCTCGGGGCGTTGATCCCGTACAGCACGGCCTGGTCGAACGTCTTTCCGATGGCCGAGACGATGCCGGGCTTGACCTCGGTCAAGATGTCGTAGTCGGCGTCGTCGGCCACCGCGTCGGGGATGACCACGAAGCACGCGATCTCCTCGGCGGTGATGAAGACGTTGTCCCACGCGGCCTTCGTCGTCTGCTTGAGGCCGGTGTCCCCGTTGACGAAGTAGGCCTGGGGGAGCTGGGTCCACACGGGCATGCGGCGCGTCTTGCGCGACATGTTCGGGAGCCGGCGGCCGAGGTTCATCACCACGGAGTCCTCGGCGATCGTGCCGAGGATCTCGGCCGCGACGTCCTCGGGCATGAGTGCGCCGGCGTCGTCGCGGTCGATGGTGTCGTTGTAGTTGGGCATGTGCGGAGACCTCCTGGGTCAGTTGCTGCCGCGGATCTTGCGGCGGAGCGTGTCGTTGAAACTGGTCCCGGAGCTCTGCGTCGCGCCTCCGCCGGGGAGCGGTCGAGCCTTGCCCGCGGCGGCGAGGTAGGGCTTGGCCTTGACGAGCTCGTCGATCGCCGACGTGATCGCCTTCGAGTCCACTTCACCTTTGACGATGAAGCGGTCGAGGTCGCCGAGAAGGGTCGCGGCGTCCTCTGGATCTTGCAACTTACCGCCGGCGGCGGCGCGGATCTCGGACCGGGCGATCCGGCGGTTCGCTTCGAGAGTCGCCTCGTCGCGGCCGGCCTTCTTCGCGTCGTCGATCGCCTTCTCCTCGGCGGTCTGGTTCTTCTTCCGGAGCTCGTCGCGCTCGGCCTCGGCGGCGAGGCGTGCTCGCTCCGCTGCGTCTGCTCGGTTGCGCTCCGCTCGGAGGGCTCGGAGGCCGGCCTCGCCGAGACCTTCGGGGTCCTCGTTCTTCGGGTCCTTCTCCGGCGGCGGGGTGGTGCTCGCGCCCGCGCCGGTCGCCGGCGGTGGCGTGGTTCCCGTGGCGGGGGGTGTTCCGGTCTCTGTCGCTGCTCCCATCGCGGGGGCTCCTTCTCTCGGGTCGGGCATCGCGCCTCGACGAGAGGGATCCTACGCGGGCGGAAGTCGGTCGAGGGCGGATCTCATCTCGTCGCGATCGCGCCACGCTTCCTCGGGGAGCTCGTCGTCGACGGGCGTCGGGGCGTCCCGGTGGCGGCGGAGGGCGGAGAAGGCGCCGGCCTCCCACTCGGCCAGCTTCTCGCGGCTGGCGCCAGTCGGCGAGCTCGGGCGCTCACTCCCACGGGATCCGGGCATAGTCGGGGACCTCCTCTCCGGCCTTCCGGGCGGTGCTCACGATGCGAGCGTACAGGTCCTCGAAGTCGAGGCCGGGAGAGTCGAGGTACTGCGGGACGAGCTCGGCGTAGCGGCGGCGATCGGCGGCGCTCGCGAGGTTCTCGCGCAGCGCGTATTCGAGGTCCCGGACCTCCTCCTCCCAACTCTGGAAGCTCATCCGGTAGGGGCTCGGTCCCTCGACCGCGCCGACCGCGTCGCCGAGGTAGTCGAGGGCCTCGCGCTGCACGAGCTGCTGCTCGACGGAGGCGATATGGCCGGCGGCGTCGAGGTCGTCGCCGAAGACTCGGGCGAGCTCGTATCCCTCGTCCGTGATCGAGCGGAGGAGCTCGTCGGCGTCGATCTGGCCGGAGTAGGCGTCGAGGCTGGGGAGCTTCCCTCGGCGGAGCGCGCCGGCGGCCTCCGCTCGGCGGTTGAGGTCCATCCAGAGGCGCATCGCCTCGTCGACGTCGAGGTCGCGGCCGAGGGCGTTCGACATGGTGGCGGCGAGCTGGTCCGGGGCCTGGCCTCCTCCGTACCACGTGCGGGAGAGCCGGGCCTTCTCCCGGTCGCTGATCTGCTCGAGCCAGTCGTACTCGCCTCGGCGGGCCGAGCTGCCGGCGTTCGTCTTCGAGCCGAGCCGCGGCGGGTTCTTGATCCGAGGCGATCCATCGGAGAGGCGGTCGAGCTCGGCGAGGACGTCGGCCTGCTCCCGGGCGGCGGCCTCGCGCGCCACCTTCCGGACGTCGGCCACACGAGCTCGGGCGCTGAGGACCTCGTCGGGGTGGACTCCGTACTTGTCGGCCACCCGGCGGACGTCTTCGGAGTCGGCGGTGAGGTTCTTCGCGGCGTCCCGTCGGGCTCGGTCTTCGAGGAATCGGCGCTCGGCCTTCTGCTCCCGGAGCTCGATCACGCGGTCGGGGGAGACGTTGCGCCGGCGGGCCTCGGCGAGGACGTCGGGATCCGTGGCGGTCGAGCGCGTGCGCCTGGCCGGCGTCGAGCTCGAGCCGGTGCTGCTCGGCGCGAGCTCGGGCGCGGTGGTCGTCGCGTGCTTCGCGTCGGTCAGCATCGGGCCGAGCTCCCCGTGCTCGACGACCTCGACCTTGACCTTGTCGCCGGCGGTTACCTGGCGGCGGATCTCGCCGGAGGGCGTGCGGAGGGGCTCTCCGTCGGGGCCGAGGAGCTTCTCGGTCCGCTTGTACCGGATCGAGCCGTCGGCCTCGACCACGTAGGGCCGGCCTCCGGCCTCGATGTTCGTCGCCTTCAAGTCGGTGAGGAGCTCTCGGTTGATGACCTGGCCGGGGTCCTCGGTGCCGAAGATTTCGGCCACGTCACAGTCGCACGAGGGGTGGAGCGGGAGGAGGTCCGCGCTCTTGTACCGCTGGGTCGAGGCGGTGGCACAGAACGCACACGAGCGGCCGGTCAGCACCCGGCGGTAGCCGACGACCCACGGGCGGAGCTCGCCACCGCGGGCCATCTCCCCTTTGTTAGCCAGACTGACGTCGGTCCTCGCGGTGCTCACTGCACGAGCTCGGCCGGAGGCCATCGCCTCGTCGAACGTCGCGCCGTTCGCCACCCGCGCCCGGGCCTCGACGATCGAGCGGTGGTAGACCTCCGGCGTCGGGACTCCGTTCCGGATCTCGGGCACCACGGGCACGAGGCCGGAGGCGGGGAAGCCTCCCAGCCGATCGTTCGCGTTCATGTAGGCGACGGCGAGGGTCGAGGTCTGAGCCTTCGCGGTGTCGATCACCACGGAGGCGGCGGCCTCGAACTGAGCGGCGGCCACGTCGTCGAGGCCGGCGAACGTGTCCCACTGCTCGCCGATGAGCTCGGCGGTCGAGTCCTGCACTCCGAGGAAGCGGCGGTGGTGGGCCTGCTGGATCCGGACGAGCTCGGCGGGATCGGCCACGGGCTACGCCTGGTTCGCCGGTGGGAGGCCTCCGGTCGCGGCCAACGATTGACGGGCGAGGAGATCGGCCTCGGCGGTCGCGAGGCGTGCTCGCTCGGCGGCGTTCGCGGCCATCCCTTCGAGCTGCATCTGAGCTCGCATCGCGGGGAAGCGGTCGATCTGCTCGGGGGTGTAGCCGAGCTCCTCCCACAGTTGCGGCGGCGGGACGTCGAGGTCCTTCTTCTTCGAGACGGCGTCCACGTGCTCCGACTCCGTGCGGGTCTCGGGGTCGCGCCAGATTGTCTCCATCGACTGCGCGCCGGCGAGCTCGGAGAGGCCGGCGATCTGGCCGGCGAGGCGCATCACTTCCTCCCACCCGGCGCCCCATCCGCGACACTTCCGGCGGACCTTCGCGACGAGGCCACTCTCGGCGCTCTTGATGGACTCGCCGGAGAGGCGATCGGCGCTCGCTCGGAGGTAGTGCGGCGGGGTGGCCGAGATACTCGCGATGTGCTGGACGACGAGCTCGATCGAAGTCACGCTCGAGGAGAGGTCCGCCGCGTCGAACTGGCCGAACTTCGCGTTCTCCTCTTCGAGCCACCAGAGCTTCCCGGGTCCGCTCTTGAAGTTGGGCGGGAGCGTCTCGCCGGTGGGCTTCCCGTCGGCGCCGATCTTGTCGTCGGGCTCGTAGCCGGTGAGGTGGCGCTGGGGGAACGCGGCGAACTCCGAGGCGACGAGCATGTCGGCGACGAGCTTGTTCACCGCGTCCTGCAGCGGCATCACGGAGGAGAGCTCGGAGTGCGCGGCCCATCCGGCGCGGCGGGAGATCGTGAGGCGCGGCATGTTGAGGAACTCGACGACGGGCACCACGCCGAGCGGGTTCGCCATCTTGCCGGAGGAGTCGAGGTCCTTCGCCACGTCGAGCTGGTCCTCGATCACCCATCGCGAGCGGCCGGGGTCCACCATCCCGCCGGCGGTCCGCTTCGCCTGCGATCGGAAGAGGTAGACGGCCTCGGGGAAGAAGAGCTCGGCATGCTCGTAGCCGTCGTCGTCCACGTAGGCGCGGAGGGCGGAGGTCCTCCGCTTCCGGATCTTCGGGTGGCACTCGACGACGGTCATCGTCGAGGAGTCGACGGTGATCTCGGGCTCGCCTTCCTTGTCGCCCTGCCAGCACGTGACGTAGAACGCGCCGGAGATGAGGCCGTCGAGATGACCCATCCCGCTCTGCAGGTCGAGCTCGTTCGCCTCCCACAGCTTCTTCGCTCCCTGGTCTGCGGTCGTGCTCTTGTTCACCCGGAAGCCTTGGACCTCCATCCGCTCCTCGGGCGCGTTGACGACCACTCCGCACCAGTTATCCGCGAAGGCCCGGAAGAGACCTCCGAACGCTTCGAGGAACTTCTCGCCGGCGAACGCGAGGTTGTGCGCTCCGTCGTAGTAGCTCTCGGCCTTCTCGATGATCGGTCGCCGGCGCACGAGCTCGGCGTGGAGCTTGCGGAGGACCTTCACAGGATCGCGGGTGTCTTCGGCCACGGGGGGACCTCCTCTACACGGAGCCGCCGGAGCGGCGCTTCTTCTTCGGGGTGGTGCGGAGCATCGCCCGGGACATGGCATTGACCGCGGCGGCGATCCCGTCGATCCGCTTCGAGCTCTTCCGCCGGTCGGGCTTCGCGGGCTTGATGTTGCCGGCGGGGTCCTGCATCACTTCGGCGCAGTCGGCCATCCATCGGAGGACGGGGTTCCCTCCGTGGCGGAAGAGGGGGAGCTCGGGGGTCGATCCCATCACGGCGCGCTCGATCTCTTTCGCCGGAGCGTTCAGAGTCAGGTAGCCCTGGCGGGTCGGGATCATGTTGTGCCCTTCGTTCTGCATCTCTTGGACGGTCTCGGTCGCGTTCCACGGATCGTAAGCGACCTCCGCGACAGTACAGCCGAGGCGCTCGGTCTCGGCGGCCATGTCCGCGCGCACCTTGGCGTAATCGACCACGTTCCCCTCGGTCAGCGTGACCCAGCCGGCCTTCGCCCACGCTCGGAGCGGGACTCCGGTCAGTCGTTCGAGCTCGTCGACGCGCTCCTCCGGGATCCAGAATCGCGCCCACACGAGATAGGCGAGGACGGTCGTCGATCGCTGCTCGACCTCGAAGGGGGAGATCCACACGGCGGCGGTGAAGTCCGTCGTGGCCGAGAGGTCGAAGCCGAGGTAGGCGGTCCGGTCGCGGAAGTCCTCGGGCTGCACGGAGCCGGCGGCGGCGTCCCACTTCGCCATCGTGAGCCACGCGATCGTCTGCTTCGTGCGCTTCCCACAGTGAAGGCGGAGGTAGCGGTTGAGCTGCGCGGGACTGTTCGCGGCCTCCCTCGCCTTCGAGCGGAGGTAGTCCTCGGTGACGGTGTAGCCGATCCCGGGGTTCGCGGTCGTGAGGGTCTCGATCCCGAAGGGGTCGCGCGCCAGCTGCTCCTCGGTGGCGGCGAAGACGACTCCGTAGAAGCTGGGGTCGACGATCGTCCTCGAGCAGAGGTTCTCGACGTACGTCCGCTTCGTGTCGTAGATGCTCCCGGTCTTCCCCTCGTCGGCGGTCGTGATGATGACGATCAGCGGTTGCTCTCGCGAGCCGGTCCCGGTCTCGATCGCGTCGATCGTGTCGGGCGTGCGGTGGACGTGGAGCTCGTCCACGATCCCGCCGTGGACGTTGAGGCCGTGGAGGTTCCCGCCCATGTCGGCGGCCAGCGGGCGGAAGATGCTCGTGGTCGTCGGGTTCGTGAGGTAGCCCTTCGTGATCCCTCGGACTCCGAGCTTCTTCCGGAGCTCGGGCGATCGCTCGGCCATCACCTTCGCCGGCGCGAAGACGATCTGCGCCTGGGCTTTGTCACGAGCTGCGGCGTAGACCTCGGCGCCTTCCTCCCCATCGGCGAACGCGAGGAAGAGGCCGAGGCCGGAGCACTCGGTGCTCTTCCCGTTCTTGCGCGGCTTCTCGAAGTAGGCGGTCCGCACGATCCGGAGGCCGGTCCGCTCGTCGAGGAGACCGAAGACGGGAGCGATCTCGTAGAACACTTGCCAGTCGAAGAGCCGGAGAGGGTGCCGCGCCCATCGGCCCTTGATCTGCTGCAGCTTGCCGAGGGCCTTCACCACGCGCTCCACCCGGGAGCGGCAGTAGACGACGTCGGGGCCGACGGGGAGCGGAGTCACGAGGAACGGCGCGTGGTCCTCCATCCATCCCGTCTCGATCACGAGGCCGGCGTCGACGAGCTCGGCCACGTGCTCGCCGATCACGGTCCACGCGTCCTCCTCCCGCTCGATCGGGAAGAGTCGCTCGAGCTGGTCAGTCGAAGGCGTCGTCGTCGGCATCGTCACCCACTCCCGCCGCGCCCGGCGCGACGGGGATCCGGAGTCGCGACACTGGCGTGATGTAGAGCTGCACCGCGGCGGCGAGCATCGTCCGGTTCGCCTCTCGGTAGACCTGCCACGCGGGGTGCTTCACGGGACCAGTGTCGCCGCGCTTCGAGGCGATCACGACTCCGTCCTTCCGGAGGAGAGCCTCGGCCTCCATCATGTGCGCCCACGCGGTGACGTACGCGACGAGCACTCCTCGATCGACGTCGGCCAGCACTCCGGCGCGTTCGAGCTCCTTCGTCACCCGGCGCCACTCCGCGCCAGCGGCCGCGCTGAGTCCCTTCGGGAGAGCCGGCGCCTTCGGAGCGAGCACGATCCGCCGCGCCTTCTGGCCGTCCGGAGTCCGGAGAGGCTTCATCCCTCGGAGGGCGCGCACGTTGTCGGGCGCCGGGACTGGTCCGCGCTGTCCCATCACGAGCTCCCGCTCGAGCTCGGGCGCGGCGGCCGAAGCCGAGGCGACGGCGGAGGGACCTTCGGCCTCGACGGATCGAAGCTCGCCGGCGGCGCCACCTTCGGCGCCTGCTCGGGCGAGCTCGTGAGATGCCACGCGCTGCAGTGCGGGCAGAGGTACACGCGGACCGGGCGGTTCGGCCGGTTGCTCTCGGCGTACTCGGCCAGCTTCGCCCGCGCCACGTGCTCGGGGTATCCGCTCTTCCCCCGCGGGCACACGGTGACGGGAGCCGGCCTCGGTCGCCGGCGCTGCTCGAGCCGGTCCTGCGCGTCGGCCTCGGCCTCCGATCGCCGGCGCTGCTCACGTTCTCCTCGGGCGCGGGCCGAGAGGTTCCGGCCGGGCCGTCCGTGGCCGGCCTTCCTGTCGTCTCGGGGTGATCGCCTCGGCATGGCCTCGACGGTAGCCGAGGAGGCCAGAACGGAAGCGGAAACTCGTCCCCGCCTCACCGCGCAGCCCCCC